TGGAAATGTGTTAGCCATCCTGAGTACCAAGGGGAAGCAATGAGTAAGGAGCATTTACAAGAATGCTTTAAGGATACGCTTAAGCTTTTACACGTTAAACTTAACAAAACCAATGACTGATTGCTTACAATGTGGGTTGTCGTTGCAAGGGAGAGATAATGAAGCTCAAACTTGCAGCGATTGCCTACTAGGCTTAACCGACGATCGATATAGCACCATAGAAGGTGTTATCCGACAAACTATAAACCAACCTATTATGAAAGAAAGACTTTTAGACCCTATTGATATGACCGAGGAGCTTATGACTCACATCTTTAACGCTGAATTTGGCGGGGAGCTAGACCCTAACCACCGATTCTTTGAATGCTATTTACAGCTACAGCTCCTTAAAGAAAAGATGTTAAAGGATGAAGAGGATGCTGTTATAGCGATATATAATGATGAGGTGAAGTCGTGAGTAGTGATACATTCTTAGGATGGCAAAGCTATCCGTTAAACTTTACGTGTCCGTGGTGCGAGGAGACCTGCGATATTGACTACGCTTACGAGCACGATCACTGCGACAACGAAGAGAAGGAGGAGGAGCTATGACACTGTTAGGACTTGGAGTAATGATTATGATGTTTATGATCTTCATCGCTATAATTTATAACGAAGACTCATGAGATGCCCGAAATGCCACACCAAAACAGAAGTACTGGACAGCCGTACCTCTGACTTACGTGTCCGTAGAAGACGACAATGCCCTGCTTGTAAACGCAAGCTCACCACTCAGGAATTAACCGACAAAGATTGGTTTGAATACTTGACAGAAGCCTTGCGAAAGGTTTTAAAAGTACCTACCGATGATTGACATACACGTAGTTCACGACTTTGACTGGTCTATTTTAGACTATCAAACACGCAAGCAGATACAGGAGGGAAGCGATGCTTTTTGGGCTGACTGCGAGCTAAGGGTCGTGGATGGTGAAGTTGTCCGTACTGATATACCGCGAAAGAAACCGATTACAGGCTTTGACTTTGTATTTAACGATGAAACCGAGCAAGAGCAATATTAGCAACAGCACCGAGACCTTAAGAAAGATGAGGGACTTTGGTATTGCTAAGTACCGGGAGACTCAACGGATATACAGGGAGAACGGCATGAGAGGTGAGACGGAGAGCTGTCGGAGGGTTATGCGTAGCGTCATGCCACAGGTCGGAGAAGCGTTGTGCAAGGAGTTGGAGTTTTACAGCCATCGTCGTAACAACCCACCTCTTTTCCTGATGTTTATCATGGACTTTGACGGCTACGAACTCGGTCATATCACTCTTAAAAGTCTGATGGATCAGATGGACAGCTTACCGAAGTTGCAGGAGGTGGCTGTAAACGTAGGTACTGCTGTTGAAGCTGTTGCTCGTCGTCGTTACTTTGAAGAACACAGAGGTGAGTGGGACAGGTACTTGTTAAAGAAGAAGCAGAAGGTTTTCAAAGGATGCCGACGCTCACAGATGGAGATATTCTTTGAGGAGGAGGAGAAGCACGAGCGGTTCGGTGACTTTATAAGGTTTAGGTTGTGGACTCCTCGTCATAAGGCAACGCTTGGGATGTGGTTGTTTGAACAGGTACGTATGCACAGCGGTCTGTTTGAATTGTTTTACAATAAGTCACGAGTAGGACACAGCACCAAGCACGTCAGACCTAGTAAGAACTTTGATGATTGGCTTAACCGATTTGATAAGTGGCGGGAGCTTATGTGTCCACACTTCCTTGCTACTCCTGATGTACCTACTAAGTGGGAGGGTAACAATGTCGGAGGTTATAAGCACGACGGAGAGATGAACCTTACCTTTGTAAAGTACCGCAGTGATGCAGGGGATATGCACAAGATATTTAACAGCGTTAACAACATTCAATCAGTAAAGTGGCAGATCAATAAGCAGGTATTAGATGTTGCTACAAAGTCATGGACGGAAGGCTTACTGCTTGGTGGTATGCCTCACAATGAGGAGATACCGATTGAGGAGTACTACGAAGGAGATTGTAAGCGTGAGTTAAATGAGTGGAAGACACGCAAGCGTCGTGCTATTGAAGCTAACTTAAAGACTAGAGGTTTACGGTTCCGTACAGCAAAGACTATTTACACAGCTAACTATTACTTCAAGAACTTACCTGACGGCTTTTACTTCCCACATAACGTAGATTACAGAGGCAGAGTATATCCGCTTCCTTCTTTTGTTAACCCACAAAGTGATGACCTTGGCCGTAGCTTGTTGTTGTTTGCAAATGGTGAACAGATCGTAGACGAAGAAGACTTTGAGTGGATACTTGTGGCAGGGGCTAATGCTTTTGGCACAAAGGGTACATTTGAGGAGCGAGTAACTTGGGTAAAGAGCCGTGAAGATTGCATACTTGCCAGTGCTAATGATCCGTTTGGTGAGCAGTGGTGGACAGAAGCCAGTGATCCGTGGGCTATGTTAGCTTTCTGTTTTGAGTATAAGAAGTGGAAGGATGAAGGCTACGGATACACCAGTTACTTCCCCGTGCATCAAGACGCTAGTAATAACGGCATACAGCTGATGAGTATGTTGTTGAGAGATGAGGAGTCAGCCCGGCAAGTAAACCTGTGCCCTGATGCACCGCTAGGTGATATGTATCAACAGGTAGCAGACAATGTAACGGAGAAGCTAAAAAAGGACAGAAGTAAAGACGCATTAGCTGCTGCTTGGTACAAGTTTGGCATCAGTCGTAAGTTTGCAAAGCCTATCGTCATGGCTCGTCCGTATGGTGCGAGGTGTTATAACAGTGTGGATGTACTGACTCCTGTTTACGAGGCAATGGTAGAGAAAAGCTACCGACCCTTTGAAAAAGGAGAGAACCTTACAGCTATTGGTTACCTTGCTAAGTTAATTAACAAAGAGGTGGACAAGTTGCTACCTAAACACATGGCTTTGATGGGTTGGTTGAAAGATTTATACAAAGATGGGCCATTATTTTGGACTACTCCTTACGGTTACTCTGTTAAGAGTGTTATCTACAGGTATAAAAAGGTAGAGTTTATGACTGCTGTAAACGGACTGCTTGACAAGTGTTACATCAAGAAGGAGGAGGGTGTGGACAAGAAGAGAATCCGTCGTGCTTTCATAGCTAACTACATTCACAGCCTTGACGCTTCTGTTGTACATAAGGTAGCAGATCAGATGGAGTTTGACATGGGCTTTGTACACGATAGCTTCTGTGCTCACGCACCTAATGTAAAAGCTATGAAGCGTCTGCTCCTTAAAACTTACAAAGAATATTTTTCACGTGACCTGCTTGACGAGTTGAGTAAGGAGGTTGCAATAACACAGGATACGGAAGTACAGTCTCGGCCTCAGCTTGGCACTTATGATGTGTCGCAAATACACAGATGTCCTTACGTATTCCATTAATAATAAAAACACATAATAACAATAAATAATATGAGTATAGCATCGAGAAAGAAACACGACATCATTAAGTTAAAAGGCACAGCTAAGTTCTGCCACTTGAATGAACCTAACAAAAGATTCGACAAAGAGTTCGGAGTATGGAACTGTGACCTTGCTGTTGATAGCGATCAAGCGGAGGTGTTAAAGAACGCTCTTCGTCCGTTGTTTGAGGAAGAGTTACAGAAAATACAAGAAGCTAATCCCGGTAAAGAAATCAAGAAAGCACAGAATCCATTCAGCGAGCAGTCAGACGGTACAACTCTTGTGAAGATTAAACGCAAAGCAGGAGGACGCAGATTAGACGGTACAACTTACACCTTATCTAGTCCTGCTTTGTACGACAGTGCTTGCAAACCTTTACCTGAAGACGTACAGATATGGGGAGGAAGTACAATGAATGTAACTTGTCGTCCTAACTTTTGGTACTCAGCAGCTCTTGGGTTTGGTGTATCACTTGATCTTGAAGCAGTACAAGTCATTGAATTAGCGAACGGTGGAGTGAGCAGCGTAGCAGCTGAAGCCTTCGGTTTTACAGAGGAAGAAGGATTCGTAGCTAACGGTGGTGAAACCCTTGACGCAGTATTCAGTGCCGAAGATAACCAAGAAGAGCAAGCGACCGTCACGACAGCGGACTTCTAATAACGGTTTTCGTAGCGGGTTTGAAAGTAAACTCGCACATCAACTGGAGCGTGGTGGTATTCGATACAAGTATGAAACATTACAGATTGAGTATCAAAAGGTCAGCACTTATACTCCCGACTTCATACTACCTAACGGCATCATCATTGAAGCCAAAGGTTTGTGGACGACGGAGGATAGGAAGAAGCACTTGTTAGTACGTGAACAGCATCCGCAGTTAGACATACGCATCGTGTTTCAAAGTGCTACAAATAAGATACGCAAAGGATCGAATACTACCTACGCTGGTTGGTGCGAAAAGAAAGGAATAAAATATGCAAATAAACTTATACCAGAACAATGGCTTTTACAGCAACCCATCAGCCCTGTGATCGATGCGGGTCGTCTGACGGTGTCGGAATCAACGACGATGGTAGCACACACTGCTTTGTCTGTAACAGGCACGAACGAGGAGAAAACACACAACGAGTGACAATCGAAAAAACACACACAACCATTGATTTAATATACGGAAAACCACAAGCACTAACACGAAGAAACTTAACAGAAGATACCTGCCGTAAGTGGGGGTATTGGGTAGGCGAGGAGAACGGACAACCTGTTCAAGTTGCTAACTATAAAACACGAGACGGCAAGACCTGCGGACAGAAGATACGACGAGCAGATAAAAGCTTTGGCGTAAGAGGGGAGTTAATCAGCCTGTACGGTCAGCACCTGTGGAGAGACGGAGGTCGTCGAGTGGTGGTAACAGAGGGAGAGATAGATGCTCTGTCTGTCAGCCAAGCGTTAGATAACAAGTGGCCTGTAGTGTCTGTACCTAACGGTGCGGGTGCTGCAAAGGGACACATAGCTAGAGCGATTGACTGGTTAGAACGATACGAGCAAGTGATCTTCTGCTTTGACATGGATGATCCGGGACGGAAGGGGGCAGCAGAATGTGCAGCACTTCTCACACCGGGTAAAGCAAAGATAGCAGAGCTTCCACTGAAAGACCCGAACGATATGTTAGTAGCAGGTAGGAGCAAGGACTTAGTCAATGCTTTGTACGACGCTAGAGAGTACAGACCTGACGGCATCGTGAACGGTAAAGACTTGTGGGATGTTATCGCTAACAAAGAGGAGCACCAAGCAGTACCTTATCCGTATGCTAGTCTAAACAATTTAACCCACGGCATGAGGACAGGTGAACTTATAACTGTCTGTGCGGGTAGTGGAATTGGGAAGTCCCTGTTCTGCCGTGAGGTTGCTCATCATCTGTTAGACCTTGGTGAGCAGGTAGGATACATAGCACTGGAGGAATCTGTTAGACGGACTGCTCTTGGTATCATGGGTATCCATCTTAATAAACCGCTGCACTTAGAAGAGGATGATGTACCACAAGAAGCACTGCGTCCTGCGTTTGAGGAGACAGTAGGGAACGGTAAGTTCTACACCTACGATCACTTCGGCAGTATGGACAGCGACAACCTGCTTACTAAAATAAAGTACCTTATAAAAGGGTTTAATTGTAAGTGGATATTCTTGGATCACCTCAGCATTGTTGTCAGTGGTATAGCAGGAGACGATGAACGACGGTTAATTGATAACACCATGACCAAACTTAGAAGTCTTGTTGAAGAGACAGGGTGTGGTATGGTGTTGGTGTCTCACTTAAAGAGAGTAGACACAGGTCACGAGGAGGGAGGACGAGTAAGTCTGCACCATCTGAGAGGCAGTCAAGCAATCGCACAGCTAAGTGACATGGTCATAGGACTGGAGAGGAATCAACAAGCTGAGACTACATCTAACGAGACACGAGTGCGAGTTTTAAAGAATAGATTCAGCGGACAGACAGGACATTGTACTACTCTTAGTTATAACCACGACACAGGACGATATAAGGAGGACACCAATGTGTTCGAAGCAACAGACGATAACAACCAACCATTCTAAAAAATATGAAAAGGCAAAAGAAGAAAAGAGTATACAGAGTTATGATACCTACTTATTACGTTACAGCTAACTCAAAGAAAGAAGTAAAGAAGCGTATAGATAAACTGTTCTCAAGATTAATAAAAGATAACAAATCAGCGTGCCACGAGAATAGATGGATTAAAGATATTGGAATGTATCGAGATCATAATCGTTATATATGGGCACCGCCTGAAGGTTATGAACCTGAATACAACGAGGTATGCTTCTGGGAGGACAATAGATGAAAACACTATTCTTTGATATAGAAACAAACGCGATAGAGGACTGGTCGAACTTGTCTGACTTAAAGACTGTTCACTGCCTCTCTATCTACGACCCTACCATCCCAAAGATGATTACTTATCACGGTGCTGGTATTAAGAACGGACTAATGGAGTTAGCTAAGGCAGACAAAATCGTCGGTCACAATGTTATAGGCTTTGATCTACCTGTTCTGTCCAAGCTGTACAACTTCCACCCTGCTTTGATAAAGGTACTTGATACGCTGGTCATGGCAAGGTGTATAGTACCTGATGTACGGAACGACGACTTCATGCGTAAGGACTTCGACAAGACTCTAGTAGGCAGTCACTCCTTGAAGGCATGGGGTAAGCGTATGCACAAGGTAACCAAGCTATCGTACGGTGAAGAGGACGGTGCGTTTGACAGCTACAACGAAGAGATGCGTAAGTACTGCGAGCGTGATGTCATCGTGACACAGCTGTTATTTGACTACCTTTTAGCCAAGGAACCAAGTGAACATATGTTAGCGATTGAACACTGGTTTGCTTTCCTTATGCACCGACAAGAGAAGCGTGGGTTTGCGTTTGATGTGGATAAAGCAGAGAAGCTGGAGGTTAAACTTATAGCCCGTCGTGCTGAACTGCTGGACAAACTACAGAACGAGTTCCCTGCTAAGACAGAGGAGATGAAGACACCAAGCGGTTGGCGGGTAGAGATTGACGGTGTTACTTATGAGGCTGAGACAAAGGTGTTACTTAAACAAGTACTGAAGGAAGCCAAGCAAGTACAAGCTAGAGTGAAGGATGCAGTACCACTAGCTAACAAACAGAAGGTGTTACCTTTCAACCCCGGTAGTCGTCAGCAGATAGCAGAGCGTATGCTTGAACTAGGCTATGAGTTACCAAAGGAACCTGACGCTCAGACACCAAAGGTAGATGAAGCTGTGTTGAAAAATATAGACCATCCATTTGCTGCTGTGTTATGTGAGTATCTCCTTGTAGCTAAACGACTTGGGCAATTAGCAGAAGGCAATCAAGCTTGGCTCAAACTCATGAAGCACGGCAGAATACACGGCAGGGTTAACACCAACGGAGCAGTCACAGGTAGATGTACGCATCAGAATCCTAACATGGCACAAGTACCTGCTTGTCGTGCTGAGTACGGTGAAGAATGTCGGGACTTGTTCAAGGCAGGTAAAGGGTACAAGCTTGTAGGGTGTGATGCTAGTGGGTTGGAACTTCGGATGCTTGCTCACTACCTCGCTTTGTTTGACGGAGGTGAGTATGCACAGACTGTAGTAACAGGAGATGTACACACACTGAATCAGAAAGCAGCAGGACTTGAGACTCGTGACCAAGCCAAGACATTTATCTACGCTTTCCTTTACGGTGCAGGTGATGCAAAGATAGGAGAGATCGTAGGAGGGTCAGCAGCAGAAGGACAGATGTTAAAGCGTAAGTTCTTGAGCAACCTACCTGCACTTAGAAAGTTACAGATGGCAATCAAGTCAAAGGTAGAACGAGGCGGTAAGCTTGTGGGGTTAGATAAACGGATTCTTCCAGTACGCTCTCCTCATGCTGCTCTTAATATGTTGTTACAAAGTGCAGGTGCTGTGTGCATGAAGGTTGCTTTAATACAACTGTTTCACAAGCTCAACATCTTGAAGTGGTCACACGGTGCAGACTATGCGTTTGTAGCTAATGTAC